CGACACGACGCGCGACGCGGTCCGTGATCAGCTTGTCGAAGGCGTCGAGGCCGGCGAGGGCTACCGCGACCTGGCGGCTCGCGTGCGCGCGGTCTTCACTGACTGCGATCGCCGGCGGTCCGAGACGATCGCCCGCACCGAAGCGATGCGGTCGAGCAACTTCGCCGAGCACCAAGCCCAGATCATGAGCGGGGTGGTCGAGGCGCGCGAATGGATCGCGACGCAGGATGATCGCGTGCGCGACACCCATCTCGAATTGAACGGCACGATCAAAAAGCTCGACGAGCCGTTCGAGTTTTCCAGCGGGTCGAGCGCGATGTATCCGGGCGGCGGCGATGACCCGGCCGAGGCAATCAACTGCCGCTGCACGACTGCCGCCCACTTCGACGACAAGGACGCCGCGCAGGACAAGCGCCTCGCGATTTGGAAGGCCTTCGACGCCCGCCTCTCGGCCTGGGAGAAGGCCGCCAAGGCCGCTTTCCGCCGCGGCTTCGAGGCCCAGCGCGACGACGTTCTTGATGCGCTTCGCGAGGCCGCGGGCGTCTGATTACCTACGTCGGTGATCTCGCGGCCACCGTTCAGTATTCGCCCCGGTTCCCTTCCGGCAAAACCTCAGCATGCCGGTCGAAGCCAAGCGCGCATCGCTCGATGAGTTCAAGGCCCTCGCGAAAAAGGCGCCGGGAGTCGGCGAGCCGATGGCCGGCGGGCAGCTCGTTCTGTGCAAGGGCGGGACGTTCGAGATCAAAGCAGTCGCCGGCGAGGAATACGCCCGGGAGTTCATTGCGAGCACCGGCGACGTCGACCGCGACAAGGACACCATCAGGCCCGACGGCTGGGACCTCGCGAACTACAACAAGGCCGGTTCGTTTCTCTGGGCGCACAACCGCTCTCTGACCCCGATCGCCGCCCCGATCGCCACCTGGATCGAAGGCTCGGCGCTGAAGACGCGCCAGAGATTCGCGCCGCCCGACATGCCGCACGAGCTCGGGATGGGCTTTGGCAACACCGTGATGCGGCTGTTCGATGGCGGTTTCCTCAAGGGCGTGTCGGTGGCGTTCATCCCGATCGAGTGGGCGTTCAACGAGGAACGCGGTTTCATGGCGATGGACTTCAAGCGGCAGGAGCTGCTCGAAATCTCGGCCACCCCCGTCCCCTCGAATCCCAACGCGTTGGTCCAGGCCCGCTCCAAAGGCATCAACGTGGACCCGCTGATCGCCTGGGCGGAAACGGTCCGCGACGCCAAGGGCGGGCTCTACCTCCCGAAGGACGCGGCCGAGCAGATCCTCGCGCAGGCCAAGAGCGCCACGGTCATTTCGATTGCGGCGCCCGCGCCCGTGACGCCGGACGGGCTCAAGGCGGCTCTTGCCGAAACCAAGACCGAACCGGCCCCCGCGGCCGAAGTCGTGTCCACCCAGGCCAAGGACGCCGAGCCGGAGCCAGCGTCGTCTGCCGGGCCCAACCTGACCTCCTACGAAAAGGCGATGGAGTCGGCCGAGGCGGCAGAGGCCGTGGTCGTCGGCGCCATCAAGACGGCCGCCACCCTCATCGCCAAGAGCGGGCGCGTCCTCTCAAAGAAGAACGAAGACGACCTCCGCGCCGCGAGCGACCTGATCCTCGCGGTGCTCGCGCAGGTCGACCCGCCCGACGATGGCAAGGCCGCCGAGACCAGCGCCGTCGCCGTCACAAAGGCCGAGATCCAGGCGCTCGTCGCCGCCGCCTTCGACAGCCAGATCCACAAGCTCACGGGGCGGCTGCCTCGCTGAAGGAGAGACCCAGATGCCGGAGACCATGACCAAGGAAGACGTCCAGCGCCAGATCGAAGAGGCGATCGGCGTCAAGATGAAGGACTTCACCGAGTCGCTGAAGGCGAATGGCGCCGCGGCCGACTCCGAGGCCGCCGACATCAAGGCCGACATCGCGCGCGCGAAGGCGACCTCGGATGTGACGGTCAAGACCTTCCGCAGCCTCCCGGCCGAAGAGAAGCTCAAGAGCGCGGCGCTGCTGTTGGCCGCGGTGGCGCATGCCCCGCGAGATCCGCTCGCCGCCTCAAAGGCCGCCAAAGAGTGGGGCGACAACTTCGTCGCCAAGACCCTCAGCGGCGCCACCATCGCGGGCGGTGGTGTGTTGATGCCTCCGGAGTTCGCGACCGAGTTTATCGAGTTGCTGCGCGAGCTGAGCGTCATCAAGCGCGCCGGACCGCGCCCGGTCCAGATGGACAGCCAAGTCCTGCAGTTCGGCGGGGTTGCCACCGGCGCCGTTGCCGCCTACCGCGGTGAGGCGACGCCTGCGGCCTACAGCGAGCCCACCACCCGCGGGCTCGAGCTGCACGCCCGCCTGCTCGCCGTCCAGTGCGCCGCCAGCGAGCAATTCCTGCGGGTCGGCCAGAACAACGTGCAATTCGTCCAGGACGAGCTGCAGCAGGCGGCGAGCGCCCGCATGGATCTCGCGGCCATCCGCGGGACCGGCGCGCTCAACACGCCGCGCGGCCTCCGCTTCCAGGCAGTCGCCGGCAACGTCTACGCCGAGGCCTGCGCCGCGGCGGCGGCCAACGGCTCGACCCTGGGCGAGGTGGCCAACGACCTCACCCGCATGATGGCGAGCGTCAAGGCCGGTGACCTCCAGCTCGTCAAGCCGGTGTGGCTGATCAACACCAACGCTTGGCGGCGCCTGTTCTCGCAACAGAACGCCGTCGGCCAGTACATCTGGCGCGAGGAGATGTCGCGCAAGGCCCCGCCGTTCGACGGGACGATCAACGGGATCCCCTTCATCGAGACCGGGTTGATCCCGACCAACTTGGTGACGACCTACGCGGGCGGCGCCTTGGTGGCCTCCGAGCTGTACCTCTTCGACGCCTGGCAGTTCCTGATGGGGGAGACCAAGGCCCTGACGGTCAAGGCCTCGAGCGATGCGAGCTACCACGATGCCACCGGCGCGCTCGTCAGCGCCTTCGAGCGCGGTGAGACGGTCTTCGACGTCGAGATGGAGCACGACTTCGCTCTTCGCCAAGCGAGCAAGTGCGCCGTTCTGACCAACAACACCTGGACGTAAGCCCAGGCAACACCGGCGCCTAGCGCGCCACCTCGCTAGCCCGGGCCTGCGCCGGGCTTTCGAGTCAGAAGCGCCCGCAACCGCAGGCCAAGGAGAGCGAACCATGAGCGTCCATCCCCCGACCGACCTCGCCGGAAACGTCACCACCAACCTCGGCGTCATCTGCTCCAACGCCGGCGTCCCGAGCGTCATCACCGCCGGCGCTGGGCTCGACAACGCCGAGTGGACCGGCCCGACCATCGACCGGCGCGTGGGCATCGGCCTCGCCCACTCGGCCCAGATCGCGACCACCTGGATCGCATCCCTGACGGCGGCACAGACCATCTCGCTGCGCCACCGCTACCAGACCTCGCCTGACAACGCGACGTGGTCGGCCGCGGTCGAGATCGAGGCGCTCACCGCCAAGGCGACCGGCCCCGGCGGCGGCGGCAACGCCCAGGGCATCGACGAGCACTCGCTCAATCTGCGGCCCCTCGACCGCTACATCCGGTTCCTCACCACGCTCGACCTGAGCGCCGGCGGTGCCGATCTCGCGGTCTTCACCACCACGGTGGTGCTCGGCGGGTTCGATCGGCTGCCGCAGTAAGCGAGGCGACCCATGGCGATCACGGGGTTTGGTGAGCCGAGACCGAACGCCGACAACAGGCTGGCGGCCGAGGCGTCCTGGGATGACCTGCGCGACAAGTCGGGCAGGTCCCTCAAGGCCGTCAGGTTCCTCAAGCCCTGGGGCTGCTACGTCGAAGGCGATCTCGCTGGTCCGAAACCGAGCGAGGTACAACGGCTCATCGATCTCGGGATCGCGCTCCCGGTCTACAAGGACGCGGCGCCGACCCCCGAGCCGAGCACGGCCGCGCCAGCGACACCCGCGCCGGCGCCCGCGCCAGACGCGCCACGTCCGGATGAGCCGGCCGGGACCACCGCCACCACGCCGCCGTCGGAGCCTCAGACGCCGGCGCCGACCCCCGAGCCGCCGAAGGCCTCGGAGCCGAAGCGCCAGCACGGGAGTCGGCGGGCCCGTTGAGGTCTCGCCATGACCGTTGCCCTCGCCGCCAACGCCCTCACCACCCTCGCGACGCTCAAGACCGACCTTGGGATCACGGTCGGGACCTACGACGACCAGCTCACGCGGCTGATCAACGCCGCCTCCGGGGCTATCGCGCGCTACTGCGCTCGCGTCTTCGAACGCAACACGGCGGTTTCTGAAA